CCTTGAAATACTTGTCGATGATGTCGGTCTTGCCGGCGGTGGTCACCAGATTGTGGAAGGATTCCTTCCACTTGACCACGCCATCCGGGCCGACGCATTCGAAGTCGTAGGTGAACGCGACGAGGAAGCGTTCAGGCAGGAAGGCGAGCAGGGCGAGGCCCAGCAGGCGGTGGAAGAGGTTGGTCAGGGATTTCATGGGGTTCTCGCGGGTTGGGTTGATTTGGGTTTTTTCAGGGCTTGCGTGCGGTCGTTCGCCCAAGCCACCAGGCGACGGCCGACAGCAGGGTGGCGATGCAGCCACAGTGCCACGCCGGCAGCGACAGCCGCCAGTGCCACCAGCCAGGGGTGGTAGCCGATCCAGCGGATGGCGTAGCCGACTCCGACGGCGCTGGCGCCGAGGTATCCGGCGGGGGCGAGGAATGGCCCGGCGAGGCCGAGGATCCAGCCGAGGGGGCCGGTGGCGAAGGCGAAGAAGCGGGCGATTCCAGCGACCAGCGCCAGGCCGGCGAGGATGCCGCCCCAGGTGATGAATTGGGTGCCGAGTTCGATGATGGGGTCGGGTCTTGGGCTGGGCGGTTGAACCGACCCCCGGGCGCAGCTGGTGAGCAGGAGCAGTGCCAGCAGGACGATCCCTGGGACCGCGGCCGACCCGGCCGCTCGAGCGAGGGATTCGAAGCGGCCGGGTCGGCCGCGGTCCCGGGGGGGGGCGATCATGGCCGGTGACCTTGCGACAGGATGGCGTCGACCTTGCTTTCCAGGCGATCCAGGCGCTTGTCGAGCTTGTCGTCGCTGCGGGATTGGTTGCTGTCGTGGCCGCGCTGCCATTCGGCCTGGGTCTTGATGGCGCCGTCGTGGTCCCACAGTTTGGCATGCGCCCAACCGGCGACGGGCAGGGCAGCTGCACCCAACGCCGACGCGACCCACAGCACGATGGGGCGGGCTGCTTTGTAGGTGTCGGTCGCTGCTGGTTTTTTTTCCACGGCCGGCTCCTTGTATTTGATCTCGTTGGGGGTGAAGGTCATTTGGTCTTGGGTTTGCGGATCAGGGCGGTGGTGTCCTGGCCGGCGCGCTTGCGGCGCATCGCCTGAAGCTGGGCGTGCAACGCCAGGTTTTCCTGGGTCAGGCGGCTGACGGTTTCCTGCTGCCGGGCGGGGTCGGTTTTGAGCCGTTCGATCTCAGCCTTGAGCAGGCGGTGAGCGTCGCCCTCGGCGATGCTGGTATCGATGCGGGTCATGCGTGATCCTGGGATCGGCTGTCCCCTGGGACCGCGGGCGACTCGCCCGCAGTCGAGGCGGCCGGGTCGGCCGCGGTCCCAGGGGGGGCGACGGCTTTGGCCAGGGCTTCGCCGTGGGGGGTGGCGAGGTCGGACAGGATCTGGCGCTGGCTGGCCGGCAGTTCCGCCAGGGCGCGGTTGAAGATTTGCGCGAAGGCTTGCAGGTGATCGAAGGGGGTCATGGGGCCTCGTTGGCAAGGGGCTGGTCGAGGGCGATGGCGGCGTTGGCGGCGCGGGCGGCCCGGCGGGCGTCGATTTTGGCGCAGGCGCGGGCGAGCACGTCTTGCAGCTTTTGCCGTTCGGCGGGCAGCAGTTTGACGGTGATCGAAATCCCACGGGCTTCCTGGCCGTCGATCGCGTCGGTCTGGATCGAGCGACGCGGGTGCACGGTTACCGTCATGTAGGCATCGGCACCGGTCACGTCGGTGGTGGAGAGTTGTTTCAGGTGGTGGTCGGTGGCGCTCACGGCAGGACTCCGGTTGCTTTCAGGTCATCAATCAGCGCCATGATTGCCTCAGCGCAGTTCGTCGCGGTGGCGCTGCCGGTGGCGATGGCCGACCTCGTTGCTGTTCCGGTCCAGGCAGAGAAGGCGCTGGGGGTCGCTGGGGTGCCGCCGCGCAGATGAAATCCAGCGCTAGAGAAGTTGGCGAAGGGGGCTCCTGATTGTCCTGTTAGGGACACCGTTGCGCCGCGTAAATATAAATTGTTCGCTAAGGTTGCGTGCGATTTCCCGCATATATCAATACGCGCCTCAACATTGTCGACCGAACTGGTACCGCTTAAAGTTAATATGCCAATATCGTTTGGTCGTAATAATTGTCCTGAAATCTTTAACGCACCGACAAGATTCAGCGTTGCGCTTGATAATCGGTGCAGGAAAACATCTGTGCCAAACGCGATAGCATTTGCTATCGTCGTCCCGTTTGCGATTTGCAGCAGGCCGTTTCCAGGGGTGGGAGTAACGCCGATCCCGAGGTTCCCGACGTTGTCCAGCCGCATTGCTTCGACCATGCTGGATACGCCATCCCAACAACTCCACTTGTGCAGAGTAGTCGTTCCGCAGTCTATTGAATAAAGATCGCGCTGTGACCCGCCGATACTTACCGAGCATATTGCAGCAGTCCGACTGGCCGCGAACCGCAGATCCGTCGATGGCCCGCCGGCGGCGTTGATGTATCCGTTCAGTCCACCCGCTTGCTTGAATATAAGGGAGACCTGCCCAACCGACGCTTCTAGCGTTGGCGAGCTAGACCAGGTCGGGGCCGCTCCGGTAACGCCGGTCAGGATCTGGCCGGTCGTTCCCCCAAACGGCACCCCAAGAATCTGCCCAGCAATAGGAAGCCCAGCGTTCACGTCGCCCCCTCTTCGCGGCGGGTGATGGTCAGGGGGCTGGATGCCACGACGGCGATGCGCTCAGCGGGGGAAGTTCCAACGACTTCGGCGGTGATCTCGTAGTTGATCGTCTCGCTGGTTTCCGGGGATGCACCCTCGGCCAGGACATTAAAGATGGTGCAGGCCATCGGGATGGTGACGACGACCAGGCCGTCGCTGGTGACGATGCCGAAGCCGGTGGGGGTTCCGTGCACCGCGTCGAGTTTCGGCGGGGTGGCGGTCATGTCGGTCTGACTGCGGAAACCGACCTTGAAATTGGTGTAGGTAACCCCGTCCGTCATGTTGATCGGATCGCCATTCTGGTCGAGAATCGCGAAGGTCAGGACGGCGCGGCGTTTCGATGGAATGCTGATCGGCGTGACCTGTCCCAGGGTTCCCGAGTTGCCCACGGTGACGACCGGGCGGGCGACCAGGCTGCCGACGCTGTCGATGTCGTTGGCCTCGACGACGTCTTCCCAGCCGCGCACGTGGGGGTGATGGGATGCAGAGACAGGCAGGGCCTGGACGTAGAACGACCCTGCCGCGTTCGGCAGGGTGTAGGACAGCCAGTAAACGCCGAGGCCGACTTCGGTCAGGGCGGCGCTCGGGCTGTGGCTGGCAGGGCTTCCGCTGCCGTCGTTCCACTTGCCAGCGGTCACCGTCAGGGCGGCAATCGTCAGGCCGGTCACGCCGGCGCCGGCGTTGTCCTCGATCCTGAGATACCTGCGGATGGTGTCGCCGGGGCGGGCCATGGGGGGTCCGGTGGATCAGTCGAGGGGTTGACGCCCGGCGGGGATTCCGCCGGGCTGGTCAGATCAGGTCGCGGCGGGGCTGGTGATCAGGACTTTCGTGTCAGTCGCCGTGGCGGCTTTGACACAAGTTCCGACCAAGGTGTTGCCGGTCGAACTCGGTGTGATGTTCTTGGTGCCGGACACGTAGTAAGCGTCCTGACCAACCGCGAGAGCCTTTCCCGTTGCGGCAACCTTGCTGGCCCAGACCGGTTGGTCGTTGAGGATGTGGACCAGGCAGGACGCCGCCGCCGCGACGGTCTGGCGGGCGACGCACCAGGCGCCGGAATTGAGTTGATACACCAGTCCGATGGTATAGCCGCCGGTGGGGGCGGTGACGGTGACGTCGCCGGAAAAGTTGTCGGTTTGTCCGAGCATGGGAGAGTCCTTGAATGTCGAGGGGGGTGGTTGAGGCGTTGAGGGGGGACAGGATGCCGGGGCCGGCGCGGTGGATGGGCGGGGATGCGCCGGCCCCGGCGGGGATCAGGCCGTGGCCTTCTGCATGCCGCTGACGCGGGCGTTGCTGGCGCTGTCGGTGTGGGTGGCGACCGTGGCCGCGAACGGAACCATGATCTTCCACTTTTCGGCCGCGACTGCGCCCGCGTCGAACGGGACGATGACCGGGGACAGACCGACGCCGTCGAGGGTGTTCACCAGCACGGTGTCGACCACACCCGGGTCGCCGGTCAGGTAATAGTCGGTGTACAGCACGCCGGACTTCAGCGCGGTGTCGTCGATCCAGTGCGATTCGATCGGGATGATGCTGCGCGACAGCAAGCCGGGCGTGGTGGTCTGGCCGGGGGCGTAGATCGCGCCGGTGGCCTTCTGCGCGTCGATCGCGTTCTTGGGCGCGTGGAGCAGGAATCGGGCCTTGATGCCCATCTTTTCGCCGGCGGGCGAGAGCTTGCCGGTGAGCGCGCTGCGGGGCGTGTCGAGGTTCTTGTCGGTCGCCAGGCCGGCGCTGGTGGACAGATCGTTCGTCCAGGTCGCGTTCATCAGCGCGTAGTAGACCTGGCGGTCGATGGTCAGGGACGCGATCTGGCCGATGCGGCGCAGGCTGTCCATGAACTGGCCGAGCTGGTCATTGACCAGGGTCTGGTAGGTCAGGCTGATGGTCGCGCCGTAGACGCCGAGCGTGCTGTTGTAGCCGCCGTCTTTCTGGAGCAGTTCGGGGAAGGCTTCGCCTTCGGGGGTCAGCGACAGGCGGCCGGACGCGAGGCCGGCGTTGGTGACCTGGAGGAAGTTCGCGACCGATCGCTGCGTGCACCACTGGTCCCAGGTCGCGGCGTTGTAGTTCGCCATGCCGGCCACGATCGCCTTGTTGGCGACGTTGGCGAGGATGCTGCTGAACTGTGCCGAGATCTTGTTCGGCGCATCGCGGCGGCCGTGGCTGCGCAGGTCGAGCAGGTTGGAGCCGGCCATGGCGAGTTCGAAGTTGCCCATGCTGTCCGGGTCGTGGCCCTGCGAGCGCAGGACGGCGTTGATGATGCCGCGACCGCCGAGGGTGTTGGTCGATTTCGCGGCGGGGTCTTCCTTGTCCAAGGTGACCTTGGCCATGCGGGCGAGGCTGGCCTTGCAGGCGCGTAGGAGCTTGTCGCCGGAGTCGTCGACGACGGTGACGGTCGGGGTGACCGGGGCCTTGGGGGCGGATTCGGCCGCCTTGCGTTCGGCCACGGCGCGCAGCATCGCGCCCTGCGCTTCGGCCAGGGTCATGCCGACGAAGTCATCGGCGTTCAGGCCGACCGAGCGGCACATGCCGGCGATCTGCTTGGCCTCGGCGCGCACGGCGGCGCGTTCGGCGGTGAGGTCCGGCTGGGGGGCGGGCGTGGGGGCGGCATCGGTCATGGGGGCGGTCCTTGGTTCAGGGCTGGGGGTGGGTGCGGTGGCGACGGTGCGCGAGCGCACGCCGGCGGAGGGATCGGCAGGGATGGGGGTCAACGTGACTTCAAGCAGGCGCCAGCGGTTGACGGTGACGGTGCGGGTCGCGTCGTCCCAGGTGCAGTCGCGCTGGTCGTAGGTGTAGCCGATCGACACCCCGCGCAGGGCGCCGCTGGATACGGCGCGGCGCACGGGGATGTCGGATTCGAGGGTGGCGGCTTCGTCGATGGTGGCGGTGCAGTCGGCGCGGCCGTTGCTGAATGCCAGGGTGTCGACGGGGCCGGCGATCTGATCCGGGTCGTGGTTGATCAGCAGGGCGCGGCAGGCGCTGGCGTCGACTGATTCCGGGGTGTGGACCAGGACTTCGTTCCAGTCGCCATCCATGGCGCGCCAGGTCACCGGGGCGTCGGTGCTGGCGACCAGGCGGATCTTGCCGTCGTCGGCCAGCTTGCCGTCGAGCGCACGGAAGCGGCGCATCGGGACGGCGGCAGAGGCATCACGCGGGGACATGGGCGAAGAGATAGCGGCGGCGGTTTGCATGTCCGTTCGCACGCCCAAACCAACAGCGGCGGGGGCGGTCATGCTGCCGCCGGATCCGCTGCGGGATCGGGGCTGGTGGCCTGGGAATCCTGCGGGTTTCCGCCGGGCTGGCCGCCGTGCGCGGGCAGGTTGGCGGCGAAGATTTTGGCCAGCAGGGGATTGCTGGTGATCTCGGCCTGCAGACGGCCAACGGTGACGGTGGCGTCGTTGCCCCGGCTGCCGATCTCGTCTTCCCAGGTCGACAGGCCGCCGGCGATGGCGAGCAGGGCGGCGCTGATGTCTTTCTGCGGATCGACGTAGGGCTGGCCATCGGGCACCAGGCGGTAGCGGATTGATTCCGGCTTGATCGGCACGCCGGCCGCGATGACCAGGTAGGGCGCGATGCGGCGCAGCACGTCGCCGGCGGTGGCGCGGCCGAACCACTGGCGCAGCGGCGACCAGATGCGATCGCTGTCGAGCATGTCGGCGCGCATGCTGGAATAGTTCGCCCGGCTGGTGTCGCGATCCAACCACCGCTGGCCCAGGCGCAGGGCGGCACATTCGTCGCCGCGCAGCATCTGGCGGAAGGGTGCGATCTGTTGGCTGGGGCGGGTGTTCGGAAAAACCTGGACGTCGTCACCAGCGTGTCCAACGGCAAACGCACCTGGGCGGATGTCGAGGCGACGTTCGCCAGTGGATTTTGCTGCGCCAATACTGCTTGGTCCACCTGCGGGTTTAATGAATCCAGACAAAGCAGCGGTGTTTTCCGCGCTGCGCAGTTCAGCGGCGACCAGCCGCTTTTCTTGCAGCATCGTCATGATCGTCGGCGCCAGCCAGGGTTCGCCCCGGGCCTGCAAGGCGCGGGTGCGTTCGAAGGCGTGGATGATGCGATCGGCGGAAACGGGTTCGACCGCGCTGCCGACGCCGAAGGTGGCGCGGGGGTCGCTGAGGTGATACCGCACCGGGCGGCCATACCGGTCGTATTCGACGCCGCCGCTGATGTTGGGGCCTGCTGTTCCTGGGATCTGGTTGATGTCCGCCAGCCATTCCGGTTCCAGCGGCAGGATCATCACCGGGATGCCGGGGCGGCTGGGATCGTCGATCAGGCGCCAGAGGATTTCGCCGCATGGCACCAGTTCACGCGCACCCTGCGATTGCAGGGCGAACAGGCTTTCGCCGTTGACGCCGCAGGAATCAGCCCAGGCGTCGAAGGTGGCTTGCAATTTCGCGTCGTGGACCGGGTTGCCGGTGTCGATTTTCAGCGCAATGCCATGCCCGACGAGGTTGGCGTCGATCGCGACCTGGGCGGCGCGGGCCGGGCCATGGGTGCGGCAGAGGTGACGCGACTGGGCGCGCAGGGTCGCGAGATCCAGCACCAGATCCGTGGCAAGCAGTTCGGGCGGGCGAAAGTCGATGGTGATGTCGTTCTTGCGGTCGGTGCTGTCGTAGCCGCCGACGCCGATCATCGATTTCAGCTTGTTCCACCAGGTCTGCGCGGCAGCCATCAGCGCACCGTGCCGTCGCTGCTGATGTCGCCGCAGCCCAGGCCGACCACGCTGGCGGGGACGAAGGTGTTGTAGTCGCCGGACTGCGCATCGACCTGGCCGTAGAGGAATTCCAGGCGCTTGTGGAGTTCGCCCAGGTTGGCCTTGGTCACCTGGCGGCCGTTGATGGAATAGGACTGGGCGCCGGTGGTCAGGGCGGAAACGGCGCTTTCAAGCAGCGCGATTTCGGCCTGGATGTTGGCAAGGGGACGTGGCACGGCGCCGGTGTAGGTCGCGGCGCGTGCATGGCCGTTCGCACGGCCAAACTTCAAAACCGTTCAGGGCAACCAACAAGGATTCCTTGATGGTTCGATTCCCGTATTTATCCGGCGAGATCGCGTTCCGGCCGGTCGCTGACCAAGCGGTGGGTGTCGTTGGTGCGGTACTGAGCATGCCGGGCCTGGCAGCGCGGGCAGCGGACGTATCGAACTTCATCGCGAGCCGATAGGCTTTTCATGGTGACCAGGTTGCCGCAGGCCAGGCAGCGTTCGCGCAGTTCCTTCACCTCGACCACGGCGCGATCGATGGGCACGGGATCGACGGTCGGGCGCAGGGGCGGGGTGACGGCTGGCCCCATGGTGCGGTTGCGAAGGTTTTTCAGCATGGCAGCGATTCCGTGGGTGCTTGAGGGTCAAGGTGGAAACAAACGCTGATGCCGCGTTCGCGCACGGCGGCGATGGTCGCCGTCAGGTCGCGGGCTTCGCGGGCCCAGCGTTCGCGGGTGCGGTCTTCGCCGGGGTCGCCGCTGACGTCGGGGGCGGTGGTGGCGTCGTGGCCGAAGATTTCGATGACGTCGGCGAGGTGGCGCACGGCGAGGGTGATCGCGGCCTGGATCGACCACTGCATCGGGTCGGGCGCGTTGGGGGCTTCGCTGCGTGCAAACAGCGGAATCAGTTCCTGCCAGTCGCGGCGGTTCAGGAATCCGAAATGGCGCAGGGTCCAGTCGCGGCGGTGGGGCCAGGCGATGGGATCGATGATCGCATCGCGGAAGGTGACGAAACCGTCGCGGGGGCGGCGGTCGCCCAGGCAGGCGAAGACGCAGGCGTCGCCGGCGACCAGCCAGTCAGCGTCCACGACCTTCAGGGCGCGGTTGACGGCGATGGTCATGGCGAAGCTGGCGCGGTGGCGTTCGCGCCAGGTGCGGGTCAGGCTGGGGCCGGCGGACAGGATGGCGATGCGGCGCGGGTTCATGGGGTCGCCGCCAGGGGCATCATGTCGACGCCGGCGCAGGTCAGGGCATCGGCATCGGCCCAGATCAGGAAGCGGTCGCTGTTGATGCGGTGGGCCTGGGGCGTTGCGAATCCGGTGCTGATCGCGCAGGTCTGAATCAGGTTCAACCACCAGGGCAGATCACGGCGCAGGGTGTGCAATTCGACGTCGCCATGGCCGGGCACGCGGTGGATGTCGGACATGTCGCTGATCGCGAAGCTGGCGCGGAAACGGGCGTGCGCGAAGGCGAGATCGATCAGGCGCATGGCGGCGCCTTCGTCCAGGCAGTGTTCCAACACGTCGACGCAGGTGACCAGGTCGAAGGGGATGGGCGGCGCTGGCAGGGTGTTGATGAAGCGCCAGCCGAGTTCGTCATCGGGGAAGGCTACCCAGGGATCCCAGCCGACCGCGTTGACGCCCAGGCGGTGGCATTCGCGGACGAAGTCGCCCCGACCGCAGCCGAGATCGAGGGCGCTGCGCCAGAAAGTGGAGCCGGCGCGGATGGGTTGCAGGATTTCGCGATACCGTTCGAGGCCGCTGCCGTAGGTGGGGTGCGCCGGGTCGGCGTAGATGGCGGGGTAGATCTCGGCGGGGTTCATGCGCTGGCCTTTGCGGGCTGGTCGTTCAGGTGGGTGAGGGTGAAGGGGACAGCGTCCCAGGTTTCCAGCCGGGGGGCTGCCCAGGGCCAGAGGTCGCGGGCTTGGGCGAGGTCGGCCGGGGTGTCGATGTCGAGCGCGGCGGCCCAGGCGGGCAGGGGCATCAGTGACAGGCGCAGGTCCCAGCGGCGCGGCGGCTGCATGTACGCCAGGCAGGCCGGGGCGACGGTGCAGGAATTGATCTCGATCCCGTGGCGGTGGCTGTCCTGGCTGCGGGGGTAGTGTTCGGCGGGCCAGGTGATGTGGCCTTGGCGTTCGCGGTCGACGGTCCAGACGAAGGGATGGGTGACAGCCCAGGGCAGGACGCTGCCGCCGTGCGCCAGGGCGTGTTCGATCATCCGGCGTACAACCAGGGGACTGCGGGCGACCACCGCCGGTTGCAAGGTGACGGTGTAGTCGCAGCGGTTGCCGGGCTGGCTGACAGCATGCGCGACGGCGTCGGCGATGTCGGCGGCGGGGCCGCAGAGTTCATCCGGGCGGCGGATCAGGCGGGCGCCCTGGACGGGGATGGTCAAGTCGTCGGTGCTGACCACCACGTCGTCGACCAGGCCGCAATGCCGGGCGCAGTCGACGGCATGCTGCACCAGCGACAGGCCGGGGCTGATCTCGCACAGGTTTTTGCGCGGGATGCGGGTCGAGCCCATGCGGGCGGGGATGATGGCAAGGATGCGCACGGTTAGACTCCGATGGTTCCGGTGATGGTTTCGGCAGGGGCGGCGGGCTGGGCTCCGGCGATGGGCAGCCAGCCGAGGATGGTCACCAGGGCCATTTGCTGCGCTTCGCAGTCCCACCAGTGGTTGTCCTTGCGGACGTGGCTGACGCCCTGGGGATCGGTGTGGGTGCGGGGCTGCCAGACGGCGCGTGTTTCGCGGCGGCCCTTGCTGGCGATGTCGCGCAGGACGCGCTCTTCGCTGGTCAGACTGTCGCGGTAGAATGGCGGCGCGTCGCCGGGCACCCGCCACAGGCCCGGGGCCTGGACGCGCTCAAACAGTAGGTCGCGGAACAGGTTGGAATTGTAGTACCAGACCTGCCAGCAGCCGCACATTTTGTGGGCGTTCTTTTCGGTGCGGCGCAGTTCGTGCCAGGCCACGTCAGGCGCGAGCGAGGCGGATCCGGCCAGGGCGGCGCGCTGGTTCGGGTCGACGGCGGCCCAGGCGCGGATGTCGCGCACCAGGTTGCCGTTGCCCTGGTCGATGGCGACCGCGGTGGCGACCTCGGCCCGGTCGCCGGTGACCCATTTGCGCTGGGTCAGGGCGTCGAGTTCGGCCGGGTTGTTGACGCGGCCAGCCTCGATCAGGTCGCTGGTGCCGTCTTCGTACCAGGCGCGGGCGACGTAGGGGAACCAGGAATCGGCCCACGACCAGCCCTGCTGGTCGACCGTGACCACGATCTTCCATGCCCGGCGCGGGGCCTGGCCGTGCTGGTAGTTGGCTGATCCAAGGCGGTTGACGAGATCGGCCGACAGGCTGTCGACGCTGGGGGTCCAGGGTTCGCAGCGCCAGTTGTTGATATGACTTTGGCGGTCGGCATCGCGGGCGGTGCGCGAGGTGAGTTCCCGGCCCAGGAATTCGCCGAGGGTGACGCTGCGGGCATACAACGAATTCAGCCAGCCGGTGCGCTTCAGGCTGATTGCGGGCCAGCGGGGGATCAGGCGGTTGCCGTCCTGGTCGGCGTCAGGTGTCCAGGATCCGCGCCCGGTGCGGTCGACCGACCATGATCCCGGCACCCAGCCGCCGGCGGCGGTAAAATGGTTGACGGCGCAGGCCGCAGCCACGGCGGCATGGACCTGATCGGTGCACAGCAGCGCCGGGCAGTGCGGGCACGACCAGCGGGCCGCATCCGCGACCTGGATCTGCGACGGACTGAGGGTCGCATCCGTGGCGCGCAGGCGATCCGGATCCAGCCAGGCGTGGCCGCCGCAGGTCGGGCAGGCGAGGTGAAGCCGTTCGTGGGTTCCGCTGCACAGGGTCGACCAGCCGAGGTTGGCGGTGATGGTCGGGGTGGTGATGCCGAGTTGCAGGCGGTTCGCGGGGAAACTTTTCTGGCGTTCCAGGCCAAGGGCGAGCGGGGAACCTTGGCCGTCGACGTCGACCGGCAGGGCATCGAATTCGTCGAAGGCCATCAGCGGCACGTCGCGGGAACGCAGGTGCAGCGCGACGGCGCCGTTCAGCCAGTGGATCACCATCTGGTCGAGCAACCAGGCCTGAATGCCGAGATCGCGCTGACGTTCACTTTGCCCCTGCGGCAGCAGGTCGGCCAGGCGGTGGGAATGGCGGAACACCGCCCGCATCTTTTCGCGAGTGAACTGCTTGATTGCGTCGTGCGACGGCAGCACATAAGCGCAGTCGCGGGGATGCACGGCGATCAGCCAGGCCAGGGTCGGCACGATCAAGCCGAAGGTCTTGCCGATCTGCGATCCCGCGACCAGATACACCTGTTCGCATCGATGCGCGTCCGGGATGTCGGCATCGATCTGGCTGGTCACCCGCGCCCGGATGATCGCATGCCAGCGGGACCAGTACGGGGTGAAGCTGGCGGAATAGCGGGTGAGGCCGTCACCCCGGGGGATCGTCAGGTGCTGCGTCGCCCAGGCCGGAATGGACAAGTCCCGCTCGGCCCGGGCAGCGTCGAAACGCTGCCGGGCGGGCTCGATCAGGTCTAGGGCGGGGTTGAGCAGGGACATGATTAGGAGGGATTATTGGCCGGGTTTGCTGGTGTTGGGTGGTGGATTTGCTGGGGTTTTTGAATTCTGGTCTGCAATAGGCGGATTGCCGGGCGAATAGGTGGAATGCGGCAGGTCGCTTATCATGCTGTTGGGCGGCAAATCTGGCAATTCCATCCAATGTGTGATATTATCGCATGCTGACA